AAGGTTTACACACAAGATTGTTGGATTAGTCCAATAGGGCAAAAAGAAGATTAGACATGGCAATTAAAACATTAAGAGTATTTGCTGAATATACCTCAACGGGATTTGTACCAATGCCTACGGCAGGAAACATTGACTATGGTTATACATTAGCAAGTACATTCCCTTCATCTACTCCAAGTAGTTTTCAAACTGATGATCCTGACTTAGATGTTACGGTTACTGCGATGACTGACTTTTATGTTTGGATTCGTATTAATGGAACTGCATGGAATCCATCATATACTCGTAATGTTCGTGTTTACCCTGATTCACCCGATATTAATAACGTGGTGATGAATATGATTATTGCTACTGGCCCTGCAGGTACTTCAGCTTACTCACAGATTGTTCAAACTTCTAATCGTTTGTACTTTAATGGAGCAACAACTGATAGTGTTTATAACTCTAAGTTTGCAGGTAAAACCTATATAAATGAATTAAACTTTGGTACTGCTCCAGGATTAGCTACGGTTGCTACAACTGGTGCTTATGCTGATTTAACAGGTAAGCCTGCTTTATCTACTGTTGCTACTTCAGGGTCTTATGCTGACTTGTCTAATAAGCCTTCAGGAACTGCACCAATAAGTTATAATAGTGGAACTAATAGCTTTCAAATTAGTGTTGCTTCTGCCTCCACTAATGGCTATTTAACTTCTACGGATTGGAGTACATTTAATGCTAAATACTTACTTCCTTCAGGAGGTACTACTGCACAATATTTAAGAGGTGATGGTACATTAGCTACCTTCCCTACTACGTTAGATTCTACAAGATTAATCTTTACTGGAAAGAATACAACAGGTGCTACCTTAGCTAAAGGTACAGTTGTGTATATCAATGGTGTATCGGGTAATACTGCTTTACTTGCTAAGGCTATTGCTTCAGGAGATTCTACTTCTGCTCAAACATTAGGAGTTGTAGAATTTGATATTGCCAATAATCAATCAGGTATTGTTGTGTTGGTTGGTGCAGTTAACAACTTAGATACTTCAAGCTACACAGAAGGTGTTCAGTTGTATTTAAGTGGAACTACTGCAGGTGCATTTACTTCAAGTAAGGTACTTGCTCCTACTCACTTAGTTTATGTTGGTATTGTTACTAGAGCACACCCTACACAAGGAACAATTGAGGTTAAGGTACAGAATGGTTATGAGTTAGATGAGATTCATGATGTTCAAATATCTTCTCCTGCTAATAAGGATATTCTTTATCATGATACTGCTAGTTCTTTGTGGAAACACGCAAGTATAGCTACGGTATTAGGATACACTCCTTATAATGCTACCAATCCTAATAACTACATTGCTTTAACTGCTTTGTCTGCTTCTGCTCCATTATCGTATAATAATACTACAGGTGCATTTACAATTTCACAAGCAAATACTACTACTAACGGATTCCTATCTTCAACTGATTGGAATACCTTTAATAGTAAGCAGAATGCTTTAACATTAGGTAATGTTAGTGAGGTATCAAGTAATGTGTTAATGTTCCCTGATGGTGGAACAGGAAAGACTATTGGTAATTTGAGTATTCAGGTTATACAAGCAGGTGCTTCTACTAATGGTTATTTAAGTTCTACTGATTGGTCAACATTTAATAGCAAGCAAAGTGCTATTACTTTAACTACTACGGGTACTTCGGGAGCATCTACTTTTGCAAGTAATACATTAAATATACCTCAATATCAAGGTGTAGTTACCTTAACTACAACTGGGACTTCAGGTGCTGCAACCTTTAGTGCTAATACTTTAAATATACCTCAATATTCTACAGATATAAGTGGATTAGTAACATTAACTACTACTCAAACTATTAGTGGGGCAAAAACATTTAGTACTGTTTTGAATGGTACGAGTGGAATATTTGGTTCAGATTTTTTAACTAACGAAACAAGTAAAATTGGTATATCTTTTGCAGGTGGATTTGGTCAAATTAATTCTTGGGGGGCTAATACTTCTACTTATGGAGGATTAAAATTTCAAATAAGTGCTTCTAATGGTGGCACTATAAATGCACTTACTATATCCCCTTTAGGAGCATCTACGTTTAGTAGAGCAGTTACAATAGGAGATGACACTTTAACCGCATTGACTGTTGGAAGATATAGTGCAGGTATTCCTATAGCTTATATTAAAGCTAGTGCAGGATCAACAGGTGGATTTAGATTAACCAATCATAACGGTGCAGATGTTGTTGTAGTTAACGGTTCAAATAATTTAACTATTGACTCGCCAACAACTAATATAACTGGCAACGTAGGTATTGGAACGAGTTCGCCTTTGTCTAGGCTAGATGTTTCAAGTGGAGCACTTACAGGGGCTTTAATAGTTGGTGGGGACTTTAATACTTCAACTGGTGCTAGAACAAACGCAACTAGAAAATATGCAATTTTAGGAGTTCCACATTATACAAATGCGGAAGAGCCTATGACATTTGCTGTTCTAAATTCTGGCTTAGGTGTTAACGAAATTATTATTGGCGGAGCAGCAGGCAATCTTAATGCCGCAACAAGTATAGAATTTTATACAGCAGCAAACAATACAACACTTGGAGGAACCGAACGTATGCGGATTACGAGTGATGGTAATGTTGGGATTTCAGTAACTCCTCAAAGTTGGTATAGTGGCTATGTTGCTTTGCAATTAGGTAATTCTGCTGCTTTGTATGCTAATAGAACAAGTGCAGATGCCCATGTTACTATATTATCAAATAATGCTTATTTAAATACTAGTGTTAATTGGATTTATTCAGTAAATGCTAGAGCAAGTAGATACCAGCAAAATGACGGAGATCATGTATTTTCTTATGCTGCTTCTGGAACTGCAGGAAATACTATTAGTTGGTCAAATGCTTTAGTAATTAGAAATAGTGGTAATACTCTTTTAGGAACTTTTACAGACAACGGAGAACGTCTTTATGTAATAGGTGCTATTAGAGCTACAGGAAACATTACTGCTAATTCTGACTTGGTATTAAAGAAAAACTTAACATTAGTAGACAATCCAATTGATAAACTTAATCAACTTAATGGTTATTTATACCAATGGAAAGAGAATGATGAATATCAATATGGAGTTATTGCTCAAGAGGTAGAAAAGATATTACCTCATGCAGTTCAAACAGGTAAGAATGGGATTAAAGGAGTTTCTTATAACCAAATTATTCCATTGCTTATAGAAGTAGCAAAAGAACAAAATAAGAAAATAATTGCATTAGAAGCTAAATTAGGATAATGGCATTACCTGCATCAGGAAGTTTATCTTTCAACGAAATAGGCATCGAACTTCAACGTGCCAATGGTGCGGTATTAGACATTAAAGATGCCGAACTTGGGGTTTATGTTCCATTGAATGTTTATAGCACTTATAAACCCGATGGAGTAACTCCTTGTTCGGTATCGGAATGGTATAGCTACAATCATACACAATCCAATGTTACTCCCTTCTTTCAGGTAGTTAAGAACTCCGTTGCCTCCACTCCCGTAAATACCAACTTTAATATGTGGATTACCATAGCCAATATTGGTAATGCTCCTACAAGTGGTTTAGTGACCTTTACAGACACTTTACCTGCTAATATGCAGATTGTTACTTGGAGTGCTCCAGGATGGTCTGTAAACGTAGTAAACCAAACCTTAACTGCCACAAGAAGTGATTCTATTCCTGCTAATAGTGCATATAACGATGTTGTTATTGTAGCTAAGATAATTAATTGTGCAGCAGGGGCTTATTACAATCAAGCTAATGTTACAGGTGGTGGCACGAGTGGTATATTCTATTCTAACACAATAACAATCAATGCTACTTTATTTTCTTCTACTAAAACAATAACAAGAAGCATTCAAAAGAATGATTGTGCACCAGGTTGTGTAGGGACTTTTGTTAATGTTACTTCCCCTGAATTTACAAGAACTTCTTGTACTTCTCAATCTGATGCAGATAACTTAGCTACACAAGATTGTAATAACTGGTTAGATGCTAATGGCCAAGCTATTGCTAATAGTAATGGTTCTTGTGTTTGTAATCCTCCTGTATTTACTTTAAACAAAGGTCGTGTAGGTAGTGGCCCAATAAGTATAGGACAACAATTTAATTGGCAAATAGCAGTTACTGTTTCTAATAACAATACATCAGGAGCAACAGTAAATATTACGGATACAATTGATTCTAACTTTACTATTATTTCTTGTGAGGTTGTTAATCCTTCAGGATGGAATACTTTTATTAGTGGTCAAACTGCTAATGCTTATACCAATAATGTTTTAGTAGCAGGACAAACTTATTACTTTGTAATTACAGTACAAGCTAACAATTCGGGTACTTATAATAATACTGCTAGTGTATCAGGTGGTGGAGGTAATCTTGCTAGTGGTTCTGCTAGTGTAACTATTGCTGCACCACAACCTATCTCATTAACAATCTTAAATGCTAGTGTAAGTAGAGAAATGTATTCTACTACTTTCTTGGGAACTAGCTATTTCGGTATTTATGCAAATGATTCAGATTATTTAAACCACAACATTTCTATTAGGATTGCTAATCAATCCGCTGCACCTAATTCAATTAAAATTAAATGTAATTTTAGCAGTACAGTATTCTTAAATTTATTTGCAAGTGGTTTAGTGCCTAATGATACAGATTGGGGATTTGACCCTATTGATAGTGAATTCTTTAATAAGACTACTATTAATCCTGGTGATTACTCATTCACTTATATAGCATTTATTAGACCATTTACGGGTGTTCTTGGTAGCTTATTTACATTCTCTTTAAGATATAATAATTCTACAGTAGATTCAAGAGCCTTAGAAAGAAACATTGTTAGTAGACATTTAGTAATATTTAATTTACAAAGTGATGCTAATGGTGCTTTACAATATTTAGTTGAGTGTTCTACATTGCAAACAAGTAAACCTGATCAATTTGATAGTAGAGTAATAACTGGAGGTGATTTTGGTTTTGCTATTGGTGTATTCCAGTTATTAATTTATGTTAATGGAAGTGGTTCATTTAATTACAATGTATTTAATCCTTCTAAAACAGTTAGATATAAATTAGACTCTACAAGCAGTTGCCCTGTAGGTTCTTATGTGAAAACTATTAGCAGTTTATCTACAGGCTCATTCTCGGTAACACTAATGGTTGACGCATTTGATGCACCACTCCCTTGTTAATTACAAAATAAATAGTTTATATTTGTCTTGTAATCATTATAATATATGGTTGATTCTTATAGAAAACTAATAAACAAACAAATCAAAATGAAGAAAACGTACAAAGACTTGTATATGGTTGCTGCTTATTGTGCTGCTAACATTTACAACAAGGAAACTAAAGGTCAAATCAAGTTAAATAAGATTCGTGAGAAATTACAACCTTATTTAGATGAGTACACCGAGTTGAGAGATGCTTTGAGATTAGAGTACGCAATGGTTGTTAGTGAAGGAGAGAAGAAGGGAAAGGTTATTATTGAAGAAGATGGTAATTATGCTTACACTCAAGAGAACTTACCTAAGTTAAATAAAGCAGCAAAAGAATTAGCTGATAAAGAGTTTGATTATACTCCTATTTTAATTACAAACCCTGAAGAATTAGAAGTTTATACTTTCTTGAAAGGGTGGGTTACAGGAGTAGATTTTAAAGAAGATTTAGAAGAAGAAATAGAATTATAAGATATGGAATACATCATTCGTATTAAGCCAATTGAAGCATTCGGAACAATAGCAACTCGTTTGCACGTTCGTTTGTTTTATGTTCTTTATGGGGCAAGTCAGAACTGTTTCCTTGAGTACAAGACCTTTGATGGTCAAATGATGTACGCAAAGAACTTGACTATCCCTGAAGATATAGTTTCAAAGTGGGGTACGAATGATGACCTTATCTTACAATATATTGTTAAAGTAGAAAAAGTTACAATTGATGACTCTCCTGTGTATATGGTTGATGAGCAAGCACAACTACAAACTAAAGAGAAGTTGGCTACTCCTACGGAAGTTGATTACCAAACTACAGAAGAAATTATTGAAGAAGCAATAGCTGATGATGAAACAAGTGTTCCACCATTAACTACTGAAGGATAATGAACTTTGATTTTGAGAATGTAATCTTTCCAACTATTATTTCAGCACTTACTGGCATATTTGGTTGGCTCGTAGGCAAAAAGAGGGAGGATGTAGAGATAGATACTAATGAAATAGCTAACACTAAAGAGATCATTGAGATGTGGAAGGTAACTGCTAAGGAAATGAAAGAGGAGGTTGCTGAATTGAAACAAAAGATTGAAGATTTAACTAAAGAGGTTCACACATTAAGAGCCGAGAATATTGAACTGCGTACTAAATTAGGTATTACTAATGAAAGTAACCAAGATAAGTAGCAAAGGATTAGAGTTAATTAAGAAGTATGAAGGGTTTAAAGCTAAACCTTATTTATGCCCAAGTTCTGTGCCTACAATCGGTTTTGGTTCGACCTACTACGAGAACGGAACTAAAGTTAAGTTAACGGATACACCAATCACTAAGGAACGAGCCACAGAACTACTGATGGCTCTTTTAGTTCCCTTTGAGAAAGCAGTAGATTCTTACTGCGTAGATACAATCAATCAGAACCAGTTTGATGCTTTATGCTCGTTTGTTTATAATTGTGGCAATAACGCATTAAAGACTTCTACCCTACTCAAGAAACTTAATAAGAACCCTCAAGACGTTACAATTCGTAACGAGTTCCTTAAATGGAATAGGGGAGGAGGCAAGGTTCTTGCAGGATTAACCAAAAGAAGGCAAGAGGAGGCAGACTTATACTTCTCTTAAACAACTAATCACAAACAACATGAAAAACTTAACAATATTATTCGGAATTATCCCGATATGTTTAGCTTTATCTTGCAAGCCAATTAAAAGAACTACTTCTACTTCAGCAGTAACGGTTCACGATACTATCAGAGATATAAAGATAGTTGAAAGGTATAAGCAAGTTATAGATACACTTGTAATAGACAATCCTTGCGATTCTTCGGGCATTCTAAGCAACTTTTATAGCAAATTAGTAATACCACAAGGCAAGGTTATAATTAGGTCTTTAAATGGCAAGATTCAAGCCACAGTCAACATTGATTCAATTCAATCTGTGTACGAATCTAAGTATAAGTCATTGGTCAATAAAAATGTAGAAACCGAGAAGATATTCATCAGAACTAATGTAGTTCCTTCTTGGGCAATAATTACAATCTTTATTGAAAGCTTAATTATCTTATTGTACTTCTACTTTAAGTTCATAAACCCATTTAAATGAAAACATGGAAAGAATTAGTGATTGATGCAATTAATATGCACCGATCAGAAGGAGTTAGTAGACACGAGGCTTCTCGTAGAGTAACTCAAGGCACAGAACATTCATCTGAAAACATTCGTAAGTCTATGAGTAGATACGAAAAGAAGATGGATCATACTGCTCTTGATTCTGAAGCCTCAACAATGGGATTCCCTATTGACAATGTATCTTCTTACTGGTTGAAATCTAAACATATCTCTGTACACGTTAAAGGAGATAAGCAAGAGATTAACTACTTTGATGAAATAGCAAAGATTGTCGAAGGTTATAATCCTGAAACTTTAAGAACTATTGAGAAGGTAGAAACACCAACTCCTAAAGCAATTAAGGCAACACTAAGTGATATGCACGTTGGCTTAGACCCTAATCCTAATAATAAATCACTATTCTCATACGAGTACAATGCCGAAGTCTTTAAGTCAAATCTTGATAAAGTTTATAATTCTATTCTCAAGGAATATACCGCTAATGGTAGATTTGATTTGCTTATTATAGATGACTTAGGAGATGGACTTGATGGATGGGATGGTTTGACTACTCGTGGAGGCCACAAGCTTGAGCAGAACATGAGTAACCAAGAAGCATTCAAGACTTTTGTAGAAGGTAAGCTAACATTAATTGAGAATTGTGTCAGAGCAGGTATTGCTAATGAAGTATTAGTAAGAAACGTAGCTAATGATAACCATTCAGGATCGTTTGCTTCTATTGCTAACATGACCATACAAATGCTTCTTAATAGAACTTATGGAGAAGATTCAGTTAAGTTTTACATCTTAGAAAGATTTATGGAGCATTTTAAATACGGAATGCACACTTATATCCTTACTCATGGTAAAGATTCCCAGTATATGTTTAAGGGTTTGCCTTTTGAGTTAAATGACAAGGCTACTTCTTTCATAAACGATTACATAGACCATTACGAGATTGACACTCCTTTTATCCACTTAGAGAAAGGTGATTTGCACCGTATCGGTTACTCAAGAACTAAGAAGTTTGACTATCGTAATTATATGAGTTTTGCCCCTCCTTCTGCTTGGGTGCAACATAATTTTGGGGATTGTTATTCCGGGTATTCAATAGAGGTTATCCCTAAGTTTAGTGGAGAAATCTCACACACAGATTACTATTTTGATTTGAACAAGAAATTATAGTACCTTCGTAGCATACGTTTTCATGTATGTTTGTTTGGGTTAGGTTTCGGTAAATGGGGGGCAATTGTCCCCTTTTTACTTTTAAAACAAAAATACCCACCAACAAAGTCAATGGGTATTCTACTAAACATTATGAAATCAAATTTTACTATCTTAAAAGATACTTTTTCTGTTAAAAATATCTTGTTCACTTATTCTTGAGGTTGCTACATCCACATACATATCATGGGTAGCAGTATTACCATCTCGGTTCTTTAAGAAGATATACTCTAGCTTATTGTTAAATGTAACATTGGGATTGTTGTTTTCTCTTGCCTCCTCATAAGCATAATAATCTTCTCGGTACAATCCCACTACTACAGATGCCATTTGCTCTATCTTTCCTGATGATCGTAGGTCAGAAAGCTTAGGTCTATGACTACTTCTTCCTTCGGATGCTCTGTTAAGTTGTGCTGCACATACAAAGGGTATGTTCAACTTCTTAGCTAAAGACTGTATCTTATCGGCGACAGTTCCTACCATTGCAACCTCATTAGAAGCATTAATTGTGCTATCTGTCATTAGTTGCAAGTAGTCAATCATGACCATCTTAATATTCTTCTCTCTAACTATCTTTTGTATCATATTAGATAGGTAGTTTATATCTCTATTAGCCCCATCATACCAAGTTATTGGTAGCTTTTCTAATCTTGTTACTGCTTCTGATTGTACACTTGTAAATTGGTCAATGCTTATCCTTCCAGTCTTAATCTTAGAGTATGGTGTAGGGTTATCTAATTGTCCTGAAATCATTCGGTATATTAAAGACATTACAGGCATTTCTAAGGAAAGAAACAATACATTGTAGTTAAGTTCTGCTGCACATCTTGCGTGTTCAAGCAATGTAATGGTTTTCCCTTGTCCTGGTCTTGCAGCAAACAATATAACATTACCCTTTAACCAACCTCCTGTAATCTCATCTAACTTAGGGTATCCTGTAGGAACTCCTGATAAGTTACCATTAGTCATTACATCACCCAAGTTGTTAACTGCTGAAAGTAAAGCATCTTTCATTGATACTACTTCTTCGCTATTGTCCTTTACTATTTCATTGCTGATAGTATTATTGATCTTATCAAGCAGGCTAAAGTAATCCACTCCATTAACTAAGTCAGAGGTTATCTCTTTAGATAATGTTAATAAATCTCTTTTACCTTTTAATTCTGCTAACCAAATCAATAACTCTCCTGCATTAAGTGGTGACTTAGTAGATTGTGCAGTCATCACAGATGCCCAGTCTTTACTTCCCTTTGATTTAAGCCTTAATATTACATCTGATAAGGTAAATGTACCTTTCTCTGAAAATAACTCAACACAAGTCAAATAAACGTTGCGTGTTGACTCAAAGTGGAATACATCAGGCTTAATTATCTTTTGAACTTCTTTTGTGTAAGATGGATAGTTGCAAAGAACTGCTATTAGTTCCTGTTCGGAATCTAAATCAGTTAGTGATATTGTTTGGTTTGATTTCATAAGTTGAATAGACGCATTTAAAATGTAATATTATTGTTTATTTAAAGCTATATCTTTAAAATAAATTTTTTCTATTAAATCTATGCCTTTAAATTTGTTTTGTTATTAAAACTTAAATGCACTAGCAGTTTGTGGGCTTTCAATCTTTCTTGGCATATAAACTTCATCTTCCCATACTCTTTGATTTAAGTAAGTAAAAGGATCTTTCCTAAACTTAATATCGGGAGTAAACTTTAGGTAATAAGGAAGGGTTGCAAATATAGCATCTATTTCTTTAAGTGTTAACTTTAAGAATCTAGGTTGTGCTTTAGTTCTTCCTGTTTTCTTATTGTACATCTCCCAAAACTTCTCAAATTGTTCTTCTTTAATGTTTACCTCATTAAGAATCTCTTGAGCATTTACTTTGGGTATTACTGGTAATTCTACTTTCTTATCAATAGGGTAAATTAATTCTAAACCTTGTGTTGCTGTTAATTTTGTTTCATTAAGTGAAGCTAAAAGTTCTTCATCTTTAATAGCCATGTGTAGTTTAGATAATACTTCTTGTAAGAAATCTCCTAGTGCTAATTGTTTAGTTTCCATAAGTTTCATTGTAATATTGTTCTGATTCGTTTTCAAATCCCTGTTGATGCTCACCGTTAACAAATGCATCCATTATCTGCTCTTTCTCAATTTGTTTGGCTTGCTCGAACATTTCTTTAAATTCATCTTTATCACCATAAACTTCAAATTTATTTTTTATTTTAAGTCGTAGCCATTCTACTGCCGTTTGTTTAGTTTCCATTTTCTATAGTTATAAAATCTTTAAACTTTTTTATTCTGATAAATGCTGCGTGTTTTTCACGATTTCTTGCGTGTTCTAACCGATAAACCCAAACTTTAATGGTATGATGTGTATCGTGAATAATATGCCCATCAAAACTCTTAAAATCCAATGTGGTAGAAGTTGTTGATAGGTAATTATTAGCCCACTCAAGAGCAATTTGATAATACTCCTCTTGTTTGCTTGTTTGCATCTGTTTTACGTTTATAGTAGTACCGAATCTTTCTTAAACTATAGAATCCACCTTTATTAAACTGGACTTCTATCTTCTCATTACAATGGTCACAAGTCCAAGCCATTGCTAACTTATTACCACTCTTAACTGCATACCTAATGATAGTTTGGATATTATTATCAACATGGCATAAAGGACATCTTGGATCGTGGTCAATAAAGTGACCTTTATACTTGCGTTCCATCAAATGTATCTTTTATCTTATTGAAAGTTGTTAAGTTAATCTTTACCCATCCTTTACGCATCAAGTAAGCTTCTATTCTATCTTCCATTGAACCAAGAAGTCTAGTGAACTTACCTTTATTAGAATAGTAATTAGAGTTTAGTGAGTTGTAGTCTATTTCTGCTAACTCAAGTGACTTAGGGTCACGATAGTATTTAATTGATATTTGCTTGGCCATGTTAAATGTTTAAAAAGATTAAAATGTATATAAAGTAAATCATTAAAGAAATTCCCATTCCTACTACTCCAATAAATGCCATTAACTCTGTAGCATCGTGCTTGTCCTTAGACTTACCTTGACAATATTTAGTTTCCATTTTATTGTTATTTAAGATTCAAATAAAGTTCCATAAGAAAAGTTTTTGTTATAACTCTCCATTACACATTTTTTATTTCTTTTGTTTTTATTGATTGTATATAACCAAATTCTTTTAGGTAAACCAACTTTAATTAATGCTTCTCCTTTTTCTACTGCTTCTCTCATTCTATAAGAATAATCTCTATCAATAGATAAACTTCTAGGATGGTAAATCTTACCTAACCATTCTACATATTTTGTTGGACTTGTTAATCCTATTTCTTTAAAATTTGATGCCTTATAAATAGTGCCTGAATGACCAACAGTCATATCGCTGTAAGATAAAACATTGTCGTAATCAGTATTACAAGTAATCCATTTTATAATTTGACCTAAAAAATAACTTTCACTATTACAAGGAGAACTATCTAAACAAGCCATTCTTCTAATGTCAATGCAATTATGATATTTTTTTTCATGTCTTGGTTTACCTAAAACACTTCCACCAACAAGATTGTCATCCATAAACATTGCAAAGCATATACTAATACCTCCTCCCATGTGTGCTTTTTTATAATGGAACTCCTCAAAAATGTGTCGAATATCATTGAACTTGCAAATCCTAATCTTACATCTTGATTTATCTAATTTAGTTTCCATTTTGCTTAATGATTAAGATTCCTGATTTAGTATATCTACCTGGTTCTAATTGACCATGCCATTCTTCGTGATCTACCTCCATTGAAAATACCTTGTAAGGTTTATATTCCAAGTGTGTTTGCGTGTTCATCATCGTTGATTGGGTACTCAAGTACAAAATAGTTACGAGATAGAATGCTGAAAGGATTACAATTAGGTATATTTTTAAGTTCTTCATAGTCATTAATTAACTTTTGAATTTCCTTTGCGTTTTCCAGTAACCTTTGTTTCTGTTGCTTGTCCATGTAGCTTCTTGTAGTTAAGTTGAAGTTGGTTGTATAAGTTTTCTCCAAATTGTGAGTAGGTTACTCCTAATTGGTTAGTTTGAAATTGGTGTTGTGTTTTCATGTTATTGGTTTTTAAAATAAGTATTGTTCGGTAAAATATTGGTTAACATCTTCTGTAGGATTATCTCCGTAAAACTTCTGATAAACTTCTATTGCCTTGTTAACCTTCATAAATCCTGATTCTCTAAAGTCATCTGATACTTTAAATAATCCTAAGCGATTAGTACCTTTCTCAATAACTATAAAAGCCATCTGCTTACCAGTTAAAGTTTCGTAGATATGCGTTTGACTGTCATAATTATATTTCTTGGCACTATAGCGAAATTCTTCGATTGAGGAAGTCGTTTTGAGATCGTAAATAAAGTCGCCATTAATAATATCTGCTTTACCTTTAAAAGTCATTCCATTTACATCTCCTAATAAAGGAACTTCGTACTTAACACCATTATCCCAAACTAAAGGAGAAAGTGTCTTGTTGCCCCTTAGTGCAACTACCATTGCATCTACTTCTTCTGATTCTTTCTTTAGTAACATAAACTCTTGACCCGAAGCTTTGCAAGCATCTTTGTAGATGTTGGTAGTACGAGTGGAGGCATCTACTAATTTAAAGTTCTTTAGCTTATAAGGCTCTAAGCAAGCTGTGTGGAAGTAGTTACCTTGTAACATTGGTAAAGTCTTTTGTGAAGGCATACCAAACATCTTAGGGTTGCTAAGTAAAGTTCCAATATCACTATTAGACATAAATTGTCTGCCGAATGAGCCATAATACTGGTCATCATCCTTTAGTTTTTCAAGTATTTGTTCGTTTGTCATGGGTTATTTAATTCTTACTTGATATTTAGATTTAAAATATTGTTTGATGTTACCATCAGGGCTATGTTCAAAGAAGTCATCAGGTTGAATATCATTCATTAAAAACTGAAGCAACTCAAAGATTTGATCCCAGTAAGCATTAGAAAGAATCTCTTGTTGTTCTTCCCACTTACCATCATTAATTGGCATACCATTCATTTGCTATAGATTTTAACATTGTTTCTACTTGCTCATCTTTAATCTTTCCATAAGCATGGGATTGAACTATCCCGATGTTATACTCTCTACCTCTGTAGGGTAAAGACCCATTCTCGTTTAGCCTCTTGGCTACTTCTTGAAATAACTCCGAGTAAGTCTTACTTCTCGGAATTAATATCTTTTCTTTTAGTTTCATAAAATCTTAAATCCTAAAATATTATTAAGTGGAATAATCTTAGAAGTCACCAACTTAGGAACCATAACTATACCTTCTTTTTTTGTAAATTCTTGAACTAGGATTGAAGGATTAAGAAATGGCTCGGGGTGAGTACAAACTACTGATAATAATGAATCAGTAACTTCTAGTAATCGGGTAGTAATAGTTTCTTCTCCCATTCCTAGCTTATAAGTCATTAATGCTGACTTACCGATATTCTTATTGATTGTGTTTACTAATGGGTTAATCGTTTCCATGATGTTGTTTGGTTATAGGTTAAAATGGTAAAGAATCTTCTTCTGTTTCCGTATTTACCACATCTAAGACAATAGGTGCATTCATTGAGAACTTAGCCTTGTATTCAGGTGTAGAACTAATCTTATCAGCTAACCATTCAGGTAATGACATAAACACTTCTTGATTCCAGTTGTCGTAAGATAAGATACGAGTTGGGTTAACTTGATCGGGGCAAGCAAGACCTTTAGGAATAGGTGAAATACTTGCAATGTTTGCGTAAGTCTTAGTGCCATCCATTGAAGCTTTGTGGATAATGTTAAGCATACAAGTTGCACCAACTAACTTAGTAATATCAAAGTTTGCTGCTTCAGCATCTGTAAATGCTTTCCCTCTCCAGGATTGTAAGTGTGCTCTAAGAGTAGATTTCTCATGGAATGATAAAGTATATTCCTTAGAGATTACAAATGGTTTCTCGGCCTCTCCTTCACGAAATACTGCTGTTTCTAAAGGAAGTTCAAAGTCAATAATAACCTTGTGCATTACTTTCTTTTCTCCTTGAAATTCTGATTCTATTGTACCTACTTGAATCATTGAATAGCATCTTGCAACGTGTGAACCTGCGGGTACTACTTTCTTTGGTAGATTTGAGCCTCCACCTGCTTTAGCGATAATTGCCATAATTGTTTGTGTTTAGTTATAAAGAAATTGGATAAATTTTGCGTTACTTTTTTGACATTCATTTTTAAGAATATCACTAATTGACCATAGGTCGGCATTAAAACTAAAGGTCATGGTATAAAAACCTGCCTCATCTTGGAACTTTGCTTTGATTACTTTCATGTTTGTGTTTGTTTGTGTTGCACAAATGTAAACACTTATTATTAATAAACAATAGAATATTAAAAAATATTTAAAAATAGATGAAAAAAAATATAGGAATGGCTTAATAATGCCAATTCCTACGTTTTTGTTGATAATGATTTGCCTTATTTAATTCAGATATTTCTTCTTCTTGAGATTTAATTACCTTAGTAAGGTTATCAATAATTTTATTTTTTATCATTATCTCGTGTGATAAATCAAAATAAACTTCAAGTAAATCTTCATGTTTTAATTCTAACTTCTTAAAATCTTCTGCTAAAACATATATTTGAGTTTTACCCCATTCTTTATGTAATCTTTTTAAATATAGTGCACCATCAAGTAATTCCTCATAAGCATGAGTAATCCAATCTCCTGCATTTAAATCTTCTCGGTCTAACGTAGTGTTATACTTTTTAATGCCAACCTCCGATCTATCTAATAAATCCTGGCGAACTTCTTCTACGATACTATCTTTCATTTCCATACATTTTAAGGTCTAAACCATATTCTTCCATTAGTGTGTTAACACGATTGTTAAGTTCTAACTTCTTATCTTCTTCCATTGTGTCCATCTGTAAGCCTAACTCAAAAAAGAACTTCATGATACCACTAGCATTCACAAATTGCTCTACAACATTCTCCATATCAACTCCTTCACCATTTTGTGATTTAAAGATGTGATCAACATTCTTTTCTAATTCGCTTTTTAGTTGATTAGTTAATAGTTTAACCTTTCGGACATTACCTGATGACCTTTCCCAATCTTCTTCAATGAAGTCATAAAGGAATTGACAGTGGCTGTAATATGTAAGGAATTTGTTTGCTTGTGATTGTGTCATTTGTTTGGGTAGTTTTCGGTTAATCTTCTTCTTCATCTAATCCCAGTAGCTTATTCATTAAGACAAATGGTAAGCATACTAGAAATATTGTGATGGCTAAAGTCCAGGTTAAGATGTTTCTTAGGAGATTCATTAGTCAATTAATTTTGAGATAAAGCTTCTCTCTAATGTATCTTCCCAGTTCTTTACTGCACGATCATTAGCAGCATCTAATTCTGACTTGGTAAATAGTAGCTTAAATGGGCCTCTGTTACCTTTAACAATAACATGGTAGTATTCTGCATTAGCACCATTCTTTCTTTGTTGATTGTCAACTTTTACAAGTTCACCGATTCTTACTGTTTTCATTTGTTAATTGTTTAATTGTTAGTTGTTAAAAGTGTTACAATTTTATATAAATATGTGACATAAAATGAGGGATGTGCAGTTCTTATGGTTTGTACACCCCTACTATTATATTACATAATCACAAACCCATATACTAAATTCTATTCTTGGGTTCTCTTTATCTAATCCTTTCTTTAAATTAAGTTCTGCTACCTTATTATCATTATCAAAGGCTTTAACCTTCTGTAATAAATCTAATACTGCTTTGGTAACTCCATCTAAATCAGACTTTCGGTTAGGATAATACACCATAATGTTAATCCCGATGTTACCTTCAATGTTTCTATCCTTGTAAACTTTACACTGATCTATAAAGCTTTGTTCATAATCTTTTAAAGCTTTAGTCTTGTACATGAATCTACCTGCTATACGATATGAGTTAGACTTACTAGGTACAAGGCCATAGATAGTTTCGGTCATACATCAGATAATTTAAGGATGAAATGGGCATATAAGAAGAATAATACAGCAAGAACCCAGTAGGCAATTGCTACAAGCTTTGAATAATCATTGTCATCTTTCATATACCCAATTTTATAATTTTCAGAAAAGTCAACTTTTTAAATATCGTTAAAAAAAATATGAGAAAATCCCGCATTAAAAATATGGGCTTTTGCTATAACTACTCTTTAACCTATCTTTCTACTTACTCTCATCATCCAATAAATACACTCGGCAAAAATCCTTAAATAATCCTTGCCAATGTTTCCCAAATCTTTCCTCAACTTGTTGCTTAGTTTTTGTTGGTATTCTTACTGATATTACTGATGTAGGCTCCAGTCTTGGTCTACCTGCTTTTTTCTTGTTAGTTTCTGTCTTATCGTGTGCCATAATTTGTTTGAGTTTTTATTTCTACAAATGTAAACAATTAATATTAATAATTGCAAACATAAATTGTAATATTTTTTATTTAGGGTTTTAAAGGAAAATATTTATCAAAAATAAAATCGTAATTAAATTTGCCAAACAGATCATAAAAATAAATGCCAGGAGAAAAATCAATTTTTTTTCCAAAAATTTCCCGGAACTATCAGCTTTTTTACCTGTAAGAGCCCGACCAACTTTTCTCACTTTTCCTTGCTTTTGAAATAGCTTATTTAGAATTATTCTAATTTGTGCAAAGTGGGTAATTCTGTTTATCATTTTGGGTAATGTTTTGAAATTGTGCATAATATTTTACGTTTAAATCGTTTTTAAGGTACTATAGTTGGCTTTTAAGCTACTCAAATAGTAGAGGCAATACGTTTCCATGTTTAAGACTAAAATAGTCTCTTAAATTCAAAGTATTAAAGTAATTAGGCAATAAGGTATTTCAGGCTATTAATAAGCCCATATAAAAACCCTTTATTTTACCCTTTCTTTTGCCCTGTATTCGATTTGTTTACAGGGTTTTATACATGGGTAAGACCTTAAATAAACAAAGCCCTATAAAGGGCTATAAATAATAAAAGCCCAAAACGGGCTAATAATATAAAGTCTATAAAAAAAGGGCTAAAAGCCCTAATTTTAATTTTATGAAAATGTACTTAAGTATTTAGTTTCCTTTGTATTCAAATTGTAAATTTCAATTTCAATGCGGCGGCCTAATCCTTTAAGCCTAAAATCTAATTTTGATTTTGCAAAATTTGCAGCGTCCCATATTGTAGTAAAACCTTTTTCATATAAAAGTCTTAAATAAATTTCACTTTTATAATTTACAAATATGTGCAAATCATCCTCTTTATTTATTCTATAGCGTTTCATATAAATACAATTTCGATTAATTCATAAATTTTGACATAAACACAATCATTATATAAGATTTGTTCGCCTTTTTTCCATAATTCTACATCATGTGTAGATGCTTGAAAATTGTTTTGATCTACTAAAACATCAAAATAAATATTTTCATCATTTTCTATTTCATCAATATCAAAGGAAAATCCTAAAACTTTATCAATGTATTTTTCAAGTGCTTTTTTAGGGTTTTCAGCTAAAATAGTTTCACTCATTTGATATTCATTAATAAATTCTAATTCACCTTGATTATAATCGTATTTATGAATTGAATGATCTGTTTTAATTAGGTAATTTTTCATGATTGTTTATTTAAGGTTAAAATTAAATTAAGTTTAAAATATAGTCTATTTCGGTTTTTGGTATGTTGTGGCACCCCGCTACTAAACCATTTTTATCAAATCTATTAATAGTATAGTATTTCAATTTTTGCCCTACAATATTTAAACCTAGTTTTATAGCCTTTGCTATTTTTTTAGCTTCATCAATTTCAATCTGTATCTGTTGGCTAGTTTCAATATATAGTTTATCTTTTGATATTCTCAAATAGTCAAAACCCGTCAAGCCTTTATAAATACGATCAGTTTCATAATTTTTAAAATCCTCATAAATAGCATTAAACTTTTTTAGTTTTTCTCTTTTTTCTTTTGCCTCTTTTGCTTTAATGAATTTTTTATAAGTTTCTAAATTAGCCCCGTTATTTGCGGTCTTATGAATTTTTTTAATCTCTTTATTAATAGGTAATTTTTTAAATTCCTGAAATTCACAATATTTAGAAAAAAGGTAGTTAATAGAATTAATATAAATTTCAGGTTTTCTAGCTAGTGTTAACTTTACTAATTCACTATTTAGCTTTGTTAATAAATAGTTTTCATCCGTTTCAGTAGTATAAAACCTTTTATATTGTGAAACGGCTTGACGTAAATAGTTAATATGTTTTGAGGTAGAAACGGAATAGCCCTTATCGTTTATTAAAATTGTATTATTATCTAAAAATTCACCTAATAAATAATGATATCCATAGGAATATATTTTATTCCCTTTAAAAAATACATTACTATTGGCCGTTCTTGCTTCGCTTTGTGTTCTTTGTGCAAAAACGTGCATAATTTCAGAATTGCTAAATACTGTTTTCATAATGTTTATTTGTTTTATAGATTAAAGATTTTGTATAGTTATTAAGATAATAAAGTAGCAAAGATTAAGGCTAATGTAATAACCCCCCAAAATTCGAGGACGGTTACTATATCGTTTCTTTGTGTTTCTTTGCGTTTTGGGGTAATGTTTAATTTTTGCATGATTGTAAAATTTAAAAGGTTATTTGTTTTCTGTTTCTAATTCTGTTAAATATATTTTAGTTCTAATTTGGTCGCGTAATTCCAACACTTCATCCATTATTTGAATAATTAATTTTTTATCGTTTTCGGTTTGTATGTTGTGGTGTTGGTGTATATGCACAGTATGCAATTTATACCATAAGCCCGTTAATTTATGGGCTACTTGTTTATCTCTTATTGGTTTTAAGTTTTCCATTTTGTGTATGTTTTTGTTTTTTGATAAGTCAAAGGTAATAAGTGTTTACAGATATACAATAGACAAGACAATAAATTTTAAATAAATAGGCTAATTTATATTCATTCTAAATAAGCACATTATTTAAATATTGCGTTTAAAGCGTTTAAATAAAGATAATAGGCTTATGTAGATTGATTCTAAATAAGTAAATAGGGTAAATAAATAGGTAAATAAAAAAAAAGATCCATATTATTTATTTAGTTTAATAGTGTTTAAACGTGGATTTTATAAGGTTATTCAATAGGTGTTAAAAAATATATTTAAAAACGTTTTTTTGTTTGAGATTTTTCCTTTTTTTTCCAATTACAATTTTATACTATTAATATACTCTATATATACTTATATTACCTTTCTTAAGAAAGTATACTATGTTACATAGTTATATAAGTTTATTCTAAATAGTATACTAAATAATTATATCTCTCTTTCTTTATTTCTTTCTTTGCTTACTTTCTTTCTTTCTTTCTTATCGTGTAGTTTTTTATTATCAATCTTATTTTACCGAAGCAAGAAACACAAAGAGAAACACAAAGTATAAACGCATAGTATAAAGTTTATATACCAATATCTTAAACCACCTTTTAAACTTTTGTAAATGTTCCGCTTTTAAGGGGTCAAATCTTTGATTTAAGACTAGGTAACCCCTTAGGTAATATGTTTTCCTTAGTAGGTCTAATATCGTTCGTTACAAGTCAACTATTAAGGTCTTATTGTCTTACATTATGCTATTCAAAACTAATTAAGTAGCAAGCATCCCAATTTTTAACTAGGTTTTACGTTATGTTATGCCTTAAAAATCAAGGTTGGGTACCCCCGACCTACCACCTTTCTCCCCCAGTACATACCATTTTAGCTACGTTTTTTATTCAAAAGTACTGTTTGGATACGTTTTGTATTCAGAATACCCATGAGCAACACGTTTCTGAATCAAAAAAGTAGTGGAGCAAAAGGGGGTGGTCAAATCTGGGTTGGGTACCAAATGAAAAAATCCTAAGAAAAATCCATTAATACCTGTCAACATTATTTGTATAAATGATAGAAAAACAAAGAGTATAGTTTTTGTTTATAAAAGAATCACTATGTTTGTGCAGTAAACACTTATTTAGAATGAGTATAAATAAGCTGATTTTGGGCGGAACACTTGGTTAACTAATTAAAAGTCAGTTAGTTAATGTTATTTAGATTTATTCTAAATAAGAAAAGATATATATAGTATATATTATATTACTTAGTATATACTTAGTATAATAATAGGGTTGACCTAATTTAGAATTGTTCTTAATAACGAAAAGTGTTTAAAAAAAATCTAACCCGATTTCAAACCTTAAAAACAATTACATTTATGGAAGAACAAGAGAGTTCCGAAAAAAAGAAGTACAACATTAACCCCAAGAGTTTAGAGAACTTAAAGCCTATTCAACCTGGTGAGAGAAGGAATCCTAATGGCAGACCTAAGAATATGTTTAGGCAAGTTATGGAGAGTGTTGATAAGAGTCTTAGGATTCGGATGAGCAAGCAAGATGTTGTTGATGTAGTGGCAATGGTTAATTCGATGAGTGTTGCTGATATTAAGGTCGTTGCTGCTGATTCAAATACCCCTGCTTTCATTGCAGTTGTTGCTAATGCCATCTTAGGTGATATTAAGAACGGAGAGATGAAGAATAGCCAGTTCATGATTGAGTTTCAGCATGGCAAGGCATCACAAGCATTACACTTTGAAACTACTGTTAAGGAAGATGTATTAAACCCAAAATTATTAACTGATGAGCAAATCCGAGAACGACTTAGCCAAATTAGAGAGAGAGATATTGTTGAGGGAGATTTCGAGGAGATCTCTTAAAGACTTTGTTCAGTATATAAAACCTGATTATGATATGCAATGGTTTCACAAGGTTATTGCTGAACATCTTGATTTAGTGTATGAAGGTAAGATTAAGAAGTTAATGATATTTGTGCCTCCACAACATGGAAAGTCCGAGTTGTCAACTAGAAGCTTTCCTGCTTACTTGCTTGGGAGAAATCCTGACTTAAAGCTTGCGTTAGCTTCTTACAATGCTACGTTAGCCGAGCAATTTTCTACTGAAATCCAAAGGAGGATGCTAAGTGATGAATTTAAACTACTTTATCCTGAATCTCGTATTGGTGAGAAGAAGGGTGAGGCTGTAAAGACTGCCGAGTTCTTTCAAACTGTTAACAGAAGGGGTTATTTAAGAGCCGTTGGTAGAGGTGGATCGTTAACTGGTACTGCGGTGGATATTGGTATCATTGATGACCCGTTGAAGGACAGACAAGAAGCACAATCAATTATTATCAAGGAGCAGTTATGGAATTGGTACACCGATGTTTGGGAAACCCGTTTGCATAACGATTCTGCACAAGTTATTATTCAAACTAGGTGGTATGATGATGACTTAGCAGGTAGGTTGCTTGAGAGAGATGATGACTGGACAATTATCGAGTTTCCTTCGATTCGTGAGGGTGCAGAGAACAGTTATGACAAAAGAGAGGTGGGTGAAGCCTTGTGGCCTGAAAAACATTCCTTAGAGAAACTTTTAAAGGTAAAGAAGAATGAGCCTTTTACTTTTGAGTCACTTTATCAGCAAAACCCTAAACCAAGTGTTGAATCCTTGATTTATCACGATTGGCAACCTTGTGAGTTCTTTCCAAAAGATGCAGAGGTTGTGTTTAGTGGACTTGACTTTGGATTCTCTAATGACCCTACTGCGTTGGTAAGAATTGCCAAATTGGGAAATAAGTTATACCTTGATGAAGTTATTTACGATAAGGGATTGACCAATGCCGATTTGATTAAAAAGATTAAGATGTATCCAAGTAAACTCGGTGAGATTTACTGCGATAGTGCTGATCCTAAATCTATTGAGGAATTGAAGCGAGCAAACCTTCCTGTTAAGAAAGCAGTTAAAGGTAATGATTCTGTTAATGCCGGTATTAGTAAATTGCGAGAATATGAGGTGTACTACACGAGGCGGTCAAAAAACATTAAAAAGGAAGTAGATAACTACCAATGGATGATGGTTGGGGGTAAAACCATTAACAAACCAATAGATGACTTTAATCACGGGCTTGATGCAATCAGATATGCCGTATATACCAAGTATTCAAAGAAAAAACTCTTAATATTTTAAACATGGGATTATTCGATTTTTTTACAGGCAAAAAAGCCGTAGATGTGCAAAGTGTCAAACAATGGCAACTTTTTGGTGGAGGCCAAACGTATTCTTTGTATAGTACTGATTATCGTGATGCGATAAATAATGGATACGACAAGAACGTAGATGTGTATTCAATCATTGATGACATTTCATCTCGTGCGGTAGAAGTTCCTTTAGAACTATACCAAACTACAAAGATGCAAATTAAGTCTGCAAACAGAGTTAAGGCTTTGCTTACAAGACCTACTGATAGAAGTATGATGGAAGCTAAGGCTATCACTACTAAGTCATTCAAAGAGTTAGAGGAGCACCCATTATTGGCTTTACTTAGGAGACCTAATGGATATCAAACTTCTAAACAGTTTTTTAACTCTTTATTCTCGTATGACCTACTTTTAAAAGATGTGGGTGTATGGGGCGAAGAAGATCCAATCAAACCAGGAAAGATTGCAAGACTTCACGTTATAGCCCCACACGATTATGATATCATTACTGATGGTTTTAGAAAGGTTGTTAAGTATAAGATTAGGTCTATTAATCAAGAGGTTGATCCTCAATTCTTTTTATCGTTCCGTAGTTTTAATCCCACTTTTGACAACCAAAACTCTGTACAACGTGGAGTATCTCCTTTAAAGGCAGGTTCTCGTGTTTTACAGAAGGCTAACGCAGGAGAAGAAGTTGCTATTGAGAACTTTGAAACTCGTGGTGCAGTAGGATTTGTTTATAAAGATGACATTAACGTAGAAGATTTAGATTCTACTGAAGTAAAAGACTTAGAGGACAGAATGTACGATAAGATTTATAATTCATCTTCTAAGGGTCGTGTTCAATGGAGTAATGCTAAGGTTGGTTTTACTAAGCTATCTACAACTAACATTGATTTAGACCTTAGACAAATGAGTAAGCTTTCTACAGAGCAGTTGTGTCGCTTATGGCATTATCCATACGTTCTATTAAACTCTGATAACTTAACTGAAAGTAACTTGGCTCACTTTATCCGCAGAATGATTATTAACTGCGTAGTGCCTATGCAAGCAAGAGTTTGTGAAGGTTTATTAGATTGGCTTGCTCCAAGCATGGGCATGAACCCATCACAATACGTTTTACGTTTTGATGTGGATGCTTATCCTGAAATGAAGCAAAACTTCTTAGATGCAGCAAGTATCTTGGAGAAATTGGATGGTGTGTTAACACAAGATGAGAAACGTGTGTTTATGGACTTTGAGCCAACTAACGATCCAGTAATGAATCAAGTTTATATACGTTCTAATCAAGTGACTATTGGTAGCCTTAACATTGACCCAACTGAAATTGGTTCGATGGTTACGGATGAAGATAACTAACATGGATACTTTATCAATTGTAATAACAATAATAGCCTCGACAACTTCTTTTTGGTTGGGGCTATTTATTATCTATCACGATAAAACAAAGGATAGAGAAAGAAAAAAGATTGAAAAGCTTTTTAGAGATAAAAAATGGTAACAGAAGAAATGTACCGAGTAGCTTGGCGAAGAAGGCACAATATGAATGAACGTGCTTTCTTTGCTTATCTACAAACCAAGTTAGGAGCAGAAACAAGAGCATACATCAAATCACTTGATGGTCGTAAACCACAAGCTTTTCATATCACCAATCACTTTAACGAAAGATGGTTTATGGAGATACTAAAGGAGGCTTACATTAAGTTCGGTGTTAAGCAAGGAGAATTCTTGAGTAAGTATCAAAAAAAGGATGAGAACCAAGACTTTTATAACGCTTGGATTTTGGCACTTCTTTTGCTGTTTAAAGACCTTTCGCAGTTCATCATGATACTTGGTATCATTCGGACAATAAAAATTGATGTACAGAAATATGTACAACAAAAAATAGATGAAGGAATTTCTCCTGAAGCTATTATTACTTTGCTATCTGTTTATTTAACTTCTAGGAATATTATCCGTAGTCAAACAATTGCAAGAACAGAACTTACGAAGATAATGAACTTCGCTAGTGAGCAATGGGCAAGTTTACAAAACAAGCCATTAAAGAAAAAGTGGATAGTTATTCTTGATGGTAAAGAAAGAGCATCACATAGTGCAATGGCAAGTTATCCTGCAATAGCTTTAAATGAAAAGTTTATTGTTGGTGGTTCATTAATGGATAGACCTGGTGATGCCTCCGCTCCTGCTAACGAACTTGTTAATTGTCGTTGCGGACTAATGTACGTTGAGTAAAATTTGGTATTTAGTTATTTTTATTATATTTGCAAGCAATCGGAAAGAATAATATGAGAAATTTACAATACAAAAGTGTTGGTGAGATTACAGATGTTGATATTGAGAAAAGAATCATTACTGGATACGCATCTAAATTTGGCAACATTGACTTAGTTGGTGATATGATTATGCCAGGTGCTTTCACTAAGACAGTTAATGAAAGAGGGCCACTAGGAAAGAATGAGATATGGTTCTTACACAATCATAGCACAGATAGTCCACTAGGAAAGCCAAGTGTCTTAAAAGAAGATAACTATGGCCTTTACTTTGAGTCTAAGATTGTAGATACTGAAATTGGAGAAGATATTTTAAAGCTTTATCAAGAAGGTTTAATTAATCAGCATTCAATTGGTTTCAGCACAATCAAGCAGAACAAAGTAGATGCAACTGCAGGCAATCCTGCATACTACCAAATACAAGAGGTTAAACTATATGAGTTTTCTTCTGTATTGTGGGGTGCTAACCCTGATACTCCATTTATGGGGATGAAATCATTGGATGCACAAGGATTACAAGATAGGTTTGATAAATTGTACAAGCAACTCAAGAGTGGAAATTTAAAAGATGAAACTTATGAATTGTTAGAAATAGAGTATAACTTTATAAAGTCGGAAATATTTAAACTAATCGACCAAGAGCAGAAGTCGGAAGCTACCACTCCTGTTGAAGTTGATCCAGTTGAGATTGAACGCAAAAGACAGGAAGAATTTTTATTACAACTAAAAAACTCGTTTAAATAATGGAGGATATTAAAAAAATCGTTGAGGAGGTAAAATCCGACATCAACGCAATGATTGAAAAAGGTGTTGGTAAGGAAATGGAAGGTTTAAACCTTAAAGACCTTATCTCACAAACACAAAATGCAGGTGAGAAGTTAGCTTCTTTAGAGGAGAAAATGGGAACTGTAGAGAAGTCTGTATCTGACTTTATCTTAGACCAAAAATCTGTAGGTGCTCCTGCACAAAGAGAAGATTTCGTAGCTAAGGCTTTCGAAGCAAACGCAGGTAAATTGAAGTCTTTGATTTCATCTCGTGGTGAGGCAGTAGGAATGAACTTCAAGGCTGTAGGTGATATGAACTTAACTGCGAACATCGGTTCAGGTTGGGCTTCTTCTATCGCAGGTTTGTCTAACACAATCTTAACTGATCCATTCCGTCAAGTACACTTGCGTGATTTGTTACGTTCTTCTACTATCGAGCAGAATGGTGTATTCAAATTCGCTAAGAAAACTGGTGGCGAAGGTGCTCCTGCAGTTCAGACTGAAGGTTCTTCTAAGGCTCAAGTTGATTACGACTTCACAATCTCTGAAGTAACTCCTAAGACAATCGCTGCTTACAGCAAGATTTCTAAGCAGATGTTATCTCGTTTGACTTGGTTACAATCTTTTGTATCTACTCAAATGGTTAACGATTTGTTAAACGTAGAAGATACTTTATTGTATGACTACGCAGGAACAGGTGCTTTCGCAGGTCTTTATGAGTCAGCTTCAACTTACACTCCATCAGGAACTGTAGTTACTGCTTCTAACCGTTGGGACAAACTTGCTAACGCAATTGCTCAATTGAAAGCTTTACGTTTTGCTCCATCAGCTATCTTGGTTAACCCAATTGATGAGATGGAATTGTTAATCAACAAAGAGTCAGGTGCAGGTTATTCTCACCCATCATTGTTGACTGGACAGCGTATTTCAATTGCAGGTGTACCAGTTATTGCAACTGACATCGTAACTGCAAATACATTCCACATCGGTGACTTCAACAAGGCTGCTGAATTGTTATTCGAAGATAATATCATGACTGAATTTGCTTACGAAGATGGTGATAACTTCACTAAGAACTTGGTAACTGTTCGTGTTGAGGAGAGCATTGCATTGCCAATTTACTTTGCTAACGCAATGTTGAAAGGCTCTTTCGCAACGGCTTAATTATTTTTTGGTTTGTTTTGTGATTATTTAAGCCCAGTTCCCATTAGAACACTGGGTTTATTTTTTAAATAAATAAAAATATGGCTAAGGTAAAATGTGTTAAAATATTCTTCGATATGGAAGCTAATTCTAGCAGAGTTGTCGGAGAACAATGGGAGGTAGGTACTGATCGTGCTAATCACCTTAATAATTTAGGTTTTATTGAGATTGAGCAAAAGATTGAGGATGCAGTTAAACCTACTGAAGATAAGAGTATTAAACCTTCTTATAAAAAGAAATAATGACTTACGAGTTAGAACCAGTTAGAACTCATGGAATGGATTTGGTAATCACAAGTGATGCCTTAGCTATTCCTATTACATTAGCAGAGGTTAAAGACCATGTTAATGTTGATTTTACTGACCAAGATGATAAGTTAACTGCGTTGTTAGGTTCTGCATTTAGAGAGGTAGAATTGTTCATAGAAAAAGGATTAAAAACTAAGACTGTTCGTTTATCTTACACAGAGATTAATGGAACAGTTTCTTTGCCTTTTGACCCTATTCAATCTATTACTTCTGTAACTGATTTGAATAATGTAGCAATTACTGATTATACTTTAAGTGGAGATAAGACAAAGTTAAGTGCTTATTCTGCTTCAGGAATTAAGATTACTTATGTATGCGGTTTCGCTACTTTACCACAAGATTTAAAGAATGCAGTATTAGATATTATTGCAATAGATTTTGACAATAAAGTAGAGGATAAAAGATTAGCTTTAAAAGCAGTTAAAGACAGAATAAGACATTATCGCCCTTTATATGTATAACAAGTTAAATAGAATTAAAGGCACGTTTAAACGCAAACTATCGGGTGTATCTGATGGTGCAGGTGGTTTAGCAGGAGTTACTTATTCGAGTTATACGACAAGTATATACTTTGCTGAAACCAGTTCGTTCTACGGGAACTACGGAGGTATTAGAAATATTGAGAGTGCTAATTTTGGCACAAATCAATCCTTTGAAGGAAAGATGAGATACCGTTCTGCTTTTATCCCTAGAACAACTGATATTTTAGAAGTTAATGGTGTGGAGTATGCTTTATCCAATATTATGGATGCAGATTTCCAAAAAGAATACTTAACATTTAAAGCAGCTAAGAGAAGTGCTTAATATCAAGGTTACAGGTTTAAAGGTTATACAGAATCGTGTTGATCGTGCATCTAAAAAGATACAGGATGATATAAACGATAATGTAGTAGAAGCTGCAAACTATATTGAAATGCGTTCTAGGTCAAGTGCTCCTGTAGATACATCTTTTTTAAAGAATAGTCAATATAGGAATACAATAACACGAAAACCTAATCTTAGAATACAAGTTGGTTTTTCTGCTAAATATGCTCCTTATCAGGAATTTGGTACTGGGACTAAATTTGTGTTAAATTCTGAATATTTAGAGTTTGCTACATTTGCAGACAATTGGAATACACACAGAATACCTGCTATCGAAGTTAGCCCAAGAAGGTTCTTTTTACATCATTACATTGTTGCTCGTAGGGCATTAACTAGAAAGACAAGTACGATTATTAAAAATTTATTCAAATGATTAATAGAGATAGTGCATACGACTTACGGAAGGCTTACTTTCAAGCACTTAGTGGTATTACTTACAATGGCCAAGCAGTTGGTGTATATGATCAAATTGTACCCGAAGGAGCAGTATATCCTGTTATCATATTAGGTAATCAGTTATCTAATGGAGAGAGGTCAAAAGATGGCTTTCAACGTGATTCATTAATTGAGATTAGTGTTATTCAGAAGTACACTTCTGATGAAGGTGGCAAGAAAGAGGTTAATGATATCAGTAATTTAATTATTGCAAGAATCATTACAAGTAACAATACATGGGGTATAACCCAATATTTAACCAACTGGCAGGTACTCAATTGTGAATATCAAAGTAATTCACTAATATTACAATTGGCTACAGGATGGCAAGTACAACAGAATATAATATTTACACAATTGTTAAATCAATTAAATTAAAATAAAATGGCATTAGTTAATGGAACAGACCTACGCATATTTGTAGGAACAAAAAAGATAGCATTTGAAACTTCTTGCGACATTGAACTTTCAACTACAATGATTGAAACTTCTAGCAAAGATAGTGGTGCATGGGAAACTGCAATTCCTGGACGTAAGTCTTGGGGTTTATCAGCTACAATCCAATTGGATTACAATGATGCTGATACTACAGTTTATACTTATGATGAGTTATTGACTGCTTGGTTAAATCAATCAGTATTAACAGTATCTTTCAAGACTTCTGCTACAGCAGCAACAGTATTGACTGGTACAGCATACGTTGAGTCTAAGCCAGTTCAAGGTGGTGACATGGAGATTGCAACAGTAGATGTAACTTTAAGAGGTACAGGCGAATTAGTTAAGACTACTGCAGCTTAATACTTGCAATTCAGAATTTTTGATTACATTTGGGGTAGGGATTTAATCCTTACCCTTTTTGTTTAACACAAACCAACAATACAATGCGTAGTATCACATACGAAAACAAAAAAATTAATCTTGATTTCTCTTTAGGGTCAATCAATGATGTGTATGTCAAGGAGTTACAAGGTAGCTTTGATGACTTAATTAATATGCAATCCTTTGAGGATAATCCATCTAAGATGATTGATATTACTCGTGATATGCTACTTAGTGGGCACATTTATTGGTTGTTTTGCAACGGAGAAGATGAGAAGGCAGAGGAGTTGTTAGGCAAGTTAAAGTCATCTAAAATGATTGCAACTAAATGGTTGTTATCGGCAGGAGTTAACACGATAGTAGAATGGTTAACTAAAGACTTAATGCCAAGTGATATGGATCAACCAATAGGTGATTCAACAATAAAAAAAAAGAGGTAATTAAGTGGGGGAGTGTCCTCACAAGAATTTATAGAACTGGATTGAAGCCATACGAATGGAAAAGAATGACACTAGGTGAATTTCTTGACTATGAATATGGCTTTGAACTTAGAAAGGCAGAGGAGTGGGATGGAATAAGAAACCTTATGTGGGCTTCATTAGCTTCAATGGGAGGTGATAAAGTACCTAAGCCAAAAGACCTAATACCATTGTGGACAGACAAGATAGCTAAACGTATAGAAAAAACAAAAAGAAAAGAGTATCTTTCGGATGAAGAAGTTTTAAAATGGGTAAATACGATTAAGTAATGGCAGAAACTAATCAATTTAATATTGAGGTTGGGGTAGATACCAAAGATTCTATCTCCAAGTTAAAGGAACTTGGCTCAACCTTAGAAGGTGTTGCTAGTAGTGTAAAAGGTTCTACATCATCAATGTCAAGCAGTTTTACTGCTATGACAAGTAAATTAGGTTCTTCATTAAAATCTGTAGGAGCCACAATGTCTGTTGGGCTTACTGCCCCATTAGCTTTATTAGGTACTTCTTTATTTAAGTCTGCTGCTCAAATGGAGCAGATATCAGTTTCTTTTGAGGTCTTTACAGGATCTGCTGAAACTGCTAAAAATATGCTTACCCAATTAAAGGAACAAGCATTAAAATCACCAATGCAATTCCAAGATATTACCAAAGGTGCTCAAACACTTCTTGGTTATGGATTAACTGCAGAGCAAGTGATTCCTATCACAAGAATGCTTGGTGATATATCAGGTGGTAATGCAGATAAGTTTGCTAGATTATCTTTAGCATTTGGACAAGTAAATGCTTCAGGACGTTTAATGGGTCAAGAGGTTCGCCAAATGATTAACGCAGGGTTTAACCCATTGCAAGCAATATCAGAAAAGACAGGTGAGTCAATGGCTTCTTTATCGAAGCGAATGAAGAATGGGCAGATTTCTGTTCAAGAGGTTGCAGATGCTTTCAAGTATGCAACAAGTGAGGGAGGTAGATTCTTTGGTAATGCTGATAAACAATCACAAACCTTACAAGGTCAATTAAATAAACTTCAGGAAAGTGTAACTTTTGCTTTAGCAGAAATTGGAACTGAATTAGCTAATAATGGTGGAATTAAAAAATTCTTTGAATCATTAACAGAAACGGTTACTAAGATTAAAAATTCTTTCTTAGCACTTGCTCCTGAAACACAAGCATTTATATTAAAATTTGGATTAATCGTTGCGGCAGTAGGCCCAGTATTAGTGATATTTGGTTCTTTAGTTAGTGCGATAGCAAGTATAGCAAGTGCAATTGGAGTATTAGGTGTAGCATTAAGTGGCATGGGTGCTATTTTTGCTACTATCTTAGTTGGTGTTGGTCTTGTGGTTGCAGGCTTAGTTGCTATTGGTAAGGAATTATATAATGAAGTTAATGCGGTTAGAGATTTTCGTGAAGAAATAGCTGAATTAAATAAAGAGGCTAAGTCATCTACTGTTTCTTCTTTAACACAGCAAATAGCTGATTTAAATAAAGAGATTGAAAAGCAGGAAAAAGCTAAAGAAATGCAGTTTTTTAATCCTGAGGCTATAAAGAAAGCTAATGAACAAATTCAACTTTATAGAAATCAGATCACCAATCTACAAAAGATTAGTGAGAAGGTTAATCCAACTGCAGGATTTGATACTAAGCCTCCAGGTCTTGAAGGTAATGCTAATAAATCAAAAAGATTTAAAGAATCATTTCTTGATTTCAGTAAAGAATATGATACTTATTTAAAGCAATTTACTGAACATAGAAATAAATTAATAAAGCAAAGCGAAGATTCTGAAAGAGAATTTGATAACATTGGACTTAGTGGTGCAAGAAAAAAATTAGCAATCTTAAGGGATAACTTTGTTAAGCAAAAAGCAGAATATGTAAAGTTTGGAGTAGATGTTAGTACAATTACAAAGAACTATTTACTTAAAACTGCACAATTACAAGGAGAGATTGATGCCGAGCAGATAGGTGCATTAACTGGTTTGATGGATAAGTCTATTTCTACAAATGGGCTTAAAGAACTTAATGAGAATTTACAATCAGAGCAACTAAAGCTTGATGGTATTTTTAAAAATTTATCTATTGAAGATAAAAAGAACTCATTACAAGAATATGGTGCTTCAATTTACTCTGCTCAAAAAGATTTTGCAATGTCTATTGCTAATGGATTTGGAGAAATTGCAGGTGCAGCATTATCAGGTAATTTATCAGTCAGTCAAGCATTTGATGCTTTAGGTAAGATGTTCTTAAGCACTATTGGTGATTTATTAATCCAAATGGGTACAAGTGCAGTTAAATTTGGTTTATTTAAAGAAGGATTAGAAAAAGGTCTTAAAGCTACATTTGGTGGTGGTGGGGCATTAGTTGCAATAGGTTTAGGTGCAATTGCTGCAGGATATATGCTAAAAGGTAGTGCATCGAAATCAAATACAGGTTCTAGTAATAAAAATACCGAACCTAATATGAAGATGCCGAATGTTGCATCTCGTGCAAGTGGGGCTTCTTATCAATATGGTGGTGCTTCTTATGCAGCACAAACAGTAAGATTATCTATTGACCTTACAGGAGCAATTACTGCAACACAAACAGGATATAGCATAAACAAATCATTCGAAACAACACTTAGAGTAACAGGCAGATAATGGAAGGATACGGTACTATTTATAGATTTGAGTTTGATGCAACTTGTAAACCATTTGCAACACTACTCACAACTAAATGCAAAGTATTAATTCTCAAGAAGGGATATAATGCTACTATTTACGATATTCCTTATGGACAAGTAACTCCAGTTGAAATTGATTACCCTACTGTTGATGACGATATTTTCTACCCAATTAAGGGTTCATCATTAAGCTTTAAAGTTCTTGGTGGTGTAATCAATATGGATTCACTTATTAGTGAAGATGAGAAGGATTTCTACTTAGAATACTACAGAGATGAAGCTTTATTTTGGAGTGGATTTGTTTCTCCTGAATTATGCGAGGAAGATATATTCTTGCGTTACCCTGCTATTGAGTTTAAGACTATTGATGGCTTAGGTACTTTAAAGACAATGCAATTAAACGATTCTGCGGGACGTAAATTGTTTGGTAAGCGGAATCTATTAACCATCCTATTATCTGCCTTTAGAGGGGTAGGATTTGGCTATAAAACTAACATATTAGCTAATGTTTGGGCTTTTGGTTTTGACAAGTTAGTTAACCCACTTGTTCAAGCTATTACTTATATCAACATCTATAAAGATAAGAATGGTATTCAGTTATCAACTATAGATATTATAAAGTCTATTTGTTATTTATTCAATGCTGTTATTTACCAAAACAGAGGTCAATGGTGGTTTGTTAAAATTAAAGACTTAGCTTTTGCTCTTAACGGAACTCAAGTTTACAATGCTGATGGTACTTTAGCTTCACCTGGTACAGGTACAGTTAAAAGTTTTGTTCATGGAACTGACTTCTTAATCGTAGCAGAACCTAAGAGAAAGATTAGAAGATTTTACAAAGAAGCTTCACTAGACTACCAATTTTACAAGTCTTATAAGAATTTAGATATAAACTTCTCTTGTTGGACTAATGATGACACATTTACTCCTACTCGTATATTAGAGGCTGATTTTACAGATAACTTATTGGCATTTAATGTTGCAAGAACTGGATTAGAACCAAACTTTGAGTTTTACACTAAAGTAGGTGGTGTTAAGACTGAATCTTACTACGATCCTAGAATAGATAATTATGGTATCGTTGTTTATAGTGATGCAGGTGCTAATACTGATTATGTAGAATACTCTTATGGTGCGTTAGTAGTTGATGATAGATTCTCATTTAGTGTTAGTAGTATTACAGGTAATCAAAAAGTAGAAATAGTTATAGAAGGAACTTCTACAAATTATTACTACGATATATTTGCAGAAACTTGGAATACAACTCGTACTTACAATACAGGTGGATTTTATCCAACTTTGTTTGTTACTGATTTAAATCCTCCTGCTACAGGTATATTAAAGATTAGATTACACTCTGCATTAGAACTTGAGGATTATGGCGATTTCTTTGCTTTGTATGATTATATAACTGCTTACAACGACTTACTTGTTAATATTATTGAGATAACTAAGTCTAATCAGTTAACAACTATTACTAATATCAAGAACACATCTATTGTTCCTGAAATGGTGACTGTGTACAATGGTGATTCTAAGCAGATACCTCCACTACAAGGAAGTAATATTGAAGATATATCCAACTTACTAACGGGAATCAATACTAAGACTAAAGAATGGTATGAGAGGTCTGAAGAAGATGTTTATGAGTTACAAGAGTTATCTGCTCGTAATATTCTTAATCAATACTCTGACTATAGAAACATCTTTACAGGTACATTGATTGGTAAGGGATTAGAGTTTGGAAGTATATATACTTTCCCTATGCAAGGTGCTTTAGCAGATAAGAAGTTCTTTCCATTGTCAATGAAGATGAATGAGAGGGATAATACTGCTGAAGTAGTGTTAATGGAACTTACTTCCAATGAGATAACTGGAACAGAAAATCAAGTTATCTACGATACTGAAGGAAATATCATTTATCAAACTACGGTTTCTTCTAAAAAAAAAAATCGTAACGGAGTAGGAACTGACTTAGGACAAGCAGGAGAATCAGGAACATTATTCGACAGATTCGTTGCCTTCTTTATGGATGACTTCAAACCTTAACAGATATGCCAAGAGAAATAGGATACTTCAAATACAAAACCCGATCTTCCATTGAAATATATGGAAGCGGGTCTTTTTCAGGAACAGCAGATACAGGTTATGTATATGGTTGGTCTGAAACACTTACAGAGTTCGAGTTAAGAGGCTATTTAAACACCTTTGCAGGCTCTACAGCGAACGCAAAAGCAGGAATGATGCTACGCACTCAAGCGAACTCAAACGTGGCTTATATTGGCATTATGGTGCTTGGTGATAATACCATTAAAGTGTATGAAAGAGATACAACTAATAGTATTACAGATACGGTAGCTTCTGCTACTTTATCGGTACATCAAGGAATATGGTTACAGATTACAAGAGTAGGTACTACATTAACTTTCAAATACTCTACAAATGCTGAAGGTACTGCTCCTGGTAGTATTGTTTGGACAACTCTACATACTGCTACAGGTGTGGTAGATGCTTGGCCTACATTAGAGAAACATTTGTGTTGTAGTAGTGGAACAGATAACGTAAATTTGGCTTACTTTACAAAGGTTTACACACAAGATTGTTGGATTAGTCCAATAGGGCAAAAAGAAGATTAGACATGGCAATTAAAACATTAAGAGTATTTGCTGAATATACCTCAACGGGATTTGTACCAATGCCTACGGCAGG